CCCACAGGAGGATTTAAATTCCAACTGTCCGCTGTAAAAAGTCTCACAGGTTTCCAGTACTTGGCAATGATATTGTTGATAACAACAATACCCGCTACCACAATTATAAAACCCAACATTGTTAAAATACTACCGCCTAAAAAAACGGCCGCTTGATCCATATCCATTATTCTGTTACCTCTAAATCATTTGCGTAACTTGTAAAGCCATTTTCTTTAATGACTTTGAGTACGTTGTTCACCCGCCCAATCAATTCATCCTTATGACTGATTAAGAAGATGTTCTTCTTGCGTTCACGGCTCATCTTTTTAAGCACGGCTAACGCACCTTCGACACCCGACGCATCTAAGCCGTTGTCAATTAGTTCGTCAACAAACAACAAGTTGATCTGCTGATACAAACTTTCCCACACGTCACGGAAACTCCATGACAAACCAAGTATAAGTCTGTTACGCTCTCCTCGACTTAGGTTATCAAAATCCAAGTCTTGCCCTAGTTGAGTAATTTCCACAGTCAAGTCATTCTTGAACACAACAGTATGAGGCAAGCCCATCTTGTCCAAGTAATAGGTCAACCGGTTGTTGAGATATGCTAGGTTTTGATCTATGATCTTTTTGCGTATAAACGAATCCTTGCTGGTCAATAACTTTAACAAAAACTCCTGGTGCTCTTTTAATCTAGTAAGATCATTGACTGTGTCCCAGGATATTTCCTGCATGGCAGTATCTGTGAGTTCGTCAATTTGCTCCTGGTACGGGTCAGTTTCACCAGCACGAACTGTCAGTTGATTTTCCAGTGTTTTGAGATTGTTTTGATGTTTCAGTGCCTGTTCAACGGTGTCGTAATAAGTGTTGGGTCTGCCATTGATATCGCCAATAGCATCCAACTCTTTTTGAATTTTGCCTTTGTCTTTGGTAACTTTGTCAAAGTATGTGTTGGCTTCTGTCAAGTGCTTGTCCGCTTCAGCAGTCATTTCTTCGTGCTTGTGGTCGTGCAGTTCTTGTTCACAAGCGTGACACTTTTTGTCTTTTAGTTTAGCAAGCTCGCTAGCGTACTTTTTTACGCTACGCTCCGCTTGCGCCAGCGCAGCTTCTAGCGTGGCCCGCTCTTTGTTGAGACTTTTTAACTTGGCCGATTGTTCGTCATACACTTTTAATTCAGCATGTTTGGCCAACTCGGCATCAATGTCTACACTTTCTAGTTCAATAATTGCACGAGCAATTTTTTCTACATCCGTGTCTTTTTGCGAATTCCATGCAGATTGTCTTGTTAGCAAACTGTCAATGCTTACCTGAATTTTGTCATTACTTTTCTTAGATGCTTCGATATTGGCAGATTCTTGTGTAATGGCATCTTTAGTTTCTCTAACCAGTTCTTTAAGTGCTTCTGCTTTTTCACTAAGCAATGTTATGCCAAGCAACTGTTCAATAATAACACGCTGGTCGTTGGCCCGCATACTTAAAAACGGCTCAGTATAGGTGTTTAATGCCACAACATGTTTGAACATGTCGTGACTCATGCCCAACAAGTCGTCCACATCTTTTTGTGTTTCACGCATGTCGCCCTGTGCGTCATCTGTTTCTTCAGATTCTTGCGCTTGGTCGTTTACATAAAATTGTAGTACGTTTGGTTTACGCCCACGTTCAATGCGATAGTCCGTGCCGTCTTTTTCAAATGCTAATGTAACCAACATGTTCTTATTGTTGATTTTATTAATAAGATTGTCTTTTTTAATGTTGGTTAACGCATTGCCAAACAGCGCATAACTCAATGCATTCACAATGGTTGTTTTACCAGTACCGTTGCGGGAACCGTTATCATCTCCACCTTGGTCTAAATTTTCACCCAACACAAGAGTTAAATTTTCTTGGGCAAAATTCACTGCTTGAGTTTGGTTGCCCACACTCATGAAGTTTTTAACAGTTAGTTCTTTAATTTTTATCATAGGCTATTATAAATGGATAACAATGTGTTTTTGTCAAACTGGTCGCTTTCAATGCTGATGATTTGACTAGACACAATTTGATCCACACTTTCAAACGATTGAATATCGATATTGGTAT